TGCATCTGTTAATTCAGGTAAATCATTAGTAGGCCTACTTAATAAATCTTGATACCCCTCCTTAAAACCTTCCATAAAGCCTGTAGAAGTCATAGTTACTATTGTTTTAAATTTATCTAAAGCACCTCTTTTATACTCTCTATCTACAAAAGCGTTCATATCTTTTAGGAACTGTTTTGTATCCTTAACAGCCATTAGAAATTCTTATACAAATCCAAGACCCTTTTAATATGGTCTGGGAAGCTTACGTTATCACGTTGGCTAGAAGAAGTTTGATTCTGTATACTAGCACCTTGTATAGATTGACGTAATTTATGCTCATCTTTAACATAGTAAGTAATTAAATCAATTACACCAAGTTGTAAATCTGCAGGACAAGCAGAATATCCAGCTCGATATGTAACCTCTACAGCTCCTGGACCTTGGGGCCAGTTTTTATAGTTAGTACCACCAGTAGTTCTAAGTATACTATCTGTGGAAGAATTAAAATAATATTCATAGTCACCTGTAGTAAGAGTAGTATATGTTCCATCATAAGAACTTCTTTCTCTTACTAAACTAACACTATTAACAGGACTTTCAGTTAATTGTACTATATGAGAGTCCCAGCTTACATCAAAATATTCTACTTTATCAGCAGAATAATAATCTACTATAGAGTTTCCACAATAAGTTTTTACTAATGCACTTACAGACGAAACTAAAGAAGTAATACGTGTATCCTCTTTGGTACTTTGAATACCTTCCGCTTCTTTATACTCATCTAAAGTTATTAAATTTGCCATATTAAGTCCATTAGTAAAAACGTGGGGGAGGCCAGCTCCCCCTTGTTTCTATACTATTAAGTAGTATTAACCGTCAGTTTGGATCAATTTAACAACAGATACATCAGTAGTACCATTGTTAGCTGCAAGTTGGTTGAAGCCAAGTGATTGACTAGCAACGATTACATTGCGTTGATTCATTACTTCATAGTCCTGCTCTACAGTTACACCGCGGAGACGGGGGATTACGTGGTTACGAACGTTAACTGCATAACCTACAGAAGCTGTGTTAGCTTCAGCTTCTAACTGATCAGATACAACTACAGGAGTACCATAAATTGCACCTACAGAACCTGTAATCTTAGTAGCTACATTAGAGCCTACATCTGTGATATCAGCGAATGCCGCATCAGCAATAAGATCATAATAACGCTTTTGTGATACTAAGTAAATAATATCTTGAGGCTGCATACCATATTTACCCATCAGCTTACGTGCTGCAAGGAACTCTGCTGCAGTTACTGAGAGATCTACAGTAGATCCACCTACTGCATCAAGAACAGCAACGGAGACACTACCTGCGAGTGCTTCAAGTCCATCAAAGCCTGCAGCACCACCAGAAGTACCATTAATAATAGCATCATCTACAGCGCGAGCATGTGCACGTGCAACAGATTCAACAAGCATTGGCATCAAATTAACAAGAACTTCTTCGTCAATGTGGTTATCCATATAAGTAGTCGACATCAATCGATTAGCTTTCAGGATTACTTGCTTAGCATTAAACTGGTTGGCAGTAACTTGAGGTCTGTTTTCCAAGTTACCTGCGCGCTCAGCAGTACCTGAACCAAGTGCCCAAGTTGCGGGAAGTGCATCTGTTTGGATCGGCAGTACTTGAGTCTGTGAATTAATAGTAATTTCACGGAATACCTGTGCCAACTTCAGCTCTAGCATAATTTCTTTCTCAATTTGAGTAGAAACTTCTTGAGCAATATCGCCTGCATTAGCAGCATAGTTAATACCTGCTTTTTCCATCAAGTCTTTAGAGTAGTTAGTTTCCCAACCTTTACCAGTCATAACACCTAACAAATGACCATACATGAAGTCTTTGCCCCATTTAGATACATCGCCTCTTTCAGCACGATCTCCGAAAGTGCGCTTGCTGTTACGCATAGCTTCAATCTCGGTATTTTTTTCTTCGAGTTCCTTGCCAAACTTAGCAAGTACTTCCTCGAGTTTTGCGTCTTTCTCTTGAAGCTTAGCTTCAACGTCAGACATTAGTTGTTCTACGCCAGACTTAATTCCAGTCGTAACGCGAGTTTCTTGAGCTTCAATAGCGTCTGCTTCGGCTTTAGTGGCTTCAGCTTGTGCTTTTTCAACTGCTTTTTGCTCGGCTTGCTTCATTGCGATTTTAGCGGCTGTGTCGTCAGCTACTTTCTTTGCAAAAGCTTCCAAGTCGATGTTTTGATTGTCCATCTTTATCTCCTGATCTGCGGATTGAACATCCGCGCTTTTAGGTGTGTTGCCACTAGCTATTCCCGAAGTGATAACTTCTTCCTTAGCCAGAGACTGACCTGCTAGATCTACACGATTAGTGAAAGTTTTTTTGAATTCTTCGTACTCCTCAATGGAATCAAAAGACTTCGCAAGCGAAAAAGTAGCTGCTTGATTGCAGGGTACGGAAACAACCGAAACCTCAAATAACTCAGCGTCCTTAATCATTAACCCATCGGTTTCTTCTATATAATCCGCATCCTTGACTCTGAAACCAACAGAAAAAGCTCCAAGAACGCCATCTTTCACAAGTTCAGTAACATTGCCAGGGGCAGATTTACTGATTCTCGCTTCCAATTCTAGGCCAGTGGGACCAGCTTTCATCCCCGTGGCTCGACCAATTGGCTTGTCATAATTATGATTAAACAAGATAATTGGATTTTTTTCAAAGTTCTTTAGTCCACCTTTTTGCCAGGCTTCCGCTGAAATTGAGTCACCCGCGCGATCAAAATCAGCTGTACTTGCCATTCCACGAATCATTACAGAACCATCATCCTGTTCATGACTTTTGAAAGTAGACGTAAGATTAAAGACTTTATTCATCATCTTTATCCTCTATTACTGCTGGTTTAATAGCAGGCTTGACCGCGGCCTTTGGCTTTGGTGCTTTGGGTGTAACAGGTTCTGGCTCTGGTTTAGGAGCCGCAAGCTCGGGATAATTAACCCTAAGAGCCTGCAAAATATATTTCCAATTCTTAAAACTTCTTTTAACTGACATAGGATGAATTGCTTCTTTAGCTCCTACAATAGTAGTATAACTTTTAAACTCAATATCTAAAGGTAATCCGAACTCACTAAAATGTTTATATGCCATATCTAAAATTGCTTGCTTTTTACGAACTGCCATTACTCTTCCTCTTGTTCGACGGGCCTTCCGCCTTCGTCGGGGTTAGCTGCGGAACCTGCTATATTTGCAGGTACTCGTATTTCATCTGTTCCATCCACTTCAGGAAACCCTAAAAGATCTCTAGCCTCTGCAACAGTAATAATACCACCATTAACCAGAGAAGTGTAATAAGCTGACGAATCTCGTAGCTCGGGCTGTAAAGCGGGGATATCAGTAATATCTTCCTTTAACTCAAAACCAAAAAATCTTTCGAGTCCAAAATTCATTTTTCTAACTATAGGTAATATCGTCTCAAGATAGTACATTCGCATATTTGGGCGAATGTTAGCGTTGTTTCCAGAATCCATCATAATTGGAGGGACTCCTAACGCCTTTAAAATTATCTTTTCATTGTCTGCTATGCTAGTTTGAAAATCCATTTCTTTAAAATTTACATTTGAAATAGAATCTACTTCAATACCGCCGTCTAAAATAAGGGGTCTACGACCGCCTGCTTCTGGTTGATATCGTTGCTGCCAAGACACCATCATACGTTCTTTAATCTTTTCAGAGAGAGTATTAGGAGACTTGAGTACTAAACCAGGGACAGCTCCATTCTTAAAGAAATTGTCTTGGAACTTACGCATTTTTGTCATCAATTGCATTGTACGAAGAGCGGGGCTTAAGCGTGGAACACCACGATAGATAGAGTAGAAAGAATTTTCTTTAATATGAATAATTTCGCTTGGCTTATAATCTACTACTGCATTATAAGTGAATTTAGAAATATAAGTATCTGTACTAGCATGAATAGTCATCTTATTTGCAGGAAGATGATATAAATGAGCACCATCATAGTATATAAATATATTACCGTCTAGTATATAGTCAATAATTAAATTACGTTTAAAAGTATTTATATCTTGAAACGGATTAGGTTCCTGATTTAAAAGTAATTCAACTTTTGATCTTTTTACACCTTTTACAATGCTAGATCCTTTATGTTGTCCATTAACTAATGTTGGTATTTCGGCTGCATCATCTACAATAATATTAACAGCACGGTTTACAATCTCTAGCTCTTCGTATGCTCTTTCGTAGGAAAAAGTGGGCTCTCTAGAAGCCTGGATATCATTGCCGTAGAATTGTTGAGCAGGATTCAACTTCTCTTCTGTTTCTTCAGCTTTTCCTCCAAATAAGTTGTTATACCAAGCCATGTTTTTCTCTTTGAATCTCTACCCACCTCATTTGTCGCTTTGCATAAATTAGAGGTGGATCTTTACCATAAATTGAATGTAGTAATAAATGATGTTTATGACAAAGGGTCACAGTATCATTGTACAACTCAGCAGTATGTTCTTCTATAAAATCATCCCGTAGTGCCTGTATATACTCGGGATTATGTTCGTTCTTAATAAGCCACTGGTTCAATAGGGGCGTCAAACTATAAAAATGGTGGAAGTCTAACTGTTCCGTTTCGTCACAAATCTCGCAAGCCGAACCTTTCTCATACCTAGACTTTGCCTTATCACGTACATATTTGACTACATCGCGTTTTAACTTGGGCATTTTGGTTCAGGTTCCTGAATTTTTCATTAGAAGAATTATATCTACTTTGAGCTATGTTGTCAATAACTATTTTTCATCAGGTATCGTTAGAAGGAAATATTTGTAGTAATAAATGAATAAAGCGCATATCGAAGTGCATCTGCCATATGCGAAGCCATGTTATGCTTTGGTTTTTCTCTAGCAAGATTAGGATTAGGATCCCACTGATAAGCATCTACACAAATCAAAGATTGTTCTGCTTCTTGATCTATAAAAAGTTTATTATTATCCACAAGGTTTGCTACATGTCCAATTCCATCTAATACTGACTTCTTTGCATTAATTGTGGAGATTCCATAGTTTTGTGCAAAATCAAAACGTGTTTGCTGAGCTGCTGAGTCAATATAAATATAATCAATATCCCAACGATCTATAAGTTTCTGTATCTCCATTGCATGTTGTTCCGTTGTTCTCTCTGCATTCATATACTCATCTACTAAATAAAAGTTTTCTGTATCCCAATCATAAGCAATTACACAAAGTGCAGTAGGATCCTTGTAACCTACGTCCAACCCCGCGAATACATCCATATTTGAAGTATCAAAGTTAGATAAGTCTTTAACATTATTCTCAAAGTCAAACGTCCATATCTGACCTTCGTAAGTATTGAAATCAGCTTCATACTCTTGTCTAAACTCAGCCTCCGACATAGACTTACGTGCTTCTGCTATATCCACTTCCGACATTCTAGGATTATCTTCATAAGTCGCACGAATAGAACACCATTCAGCAAATTCTTCAGAGTAGCCACGATAGTAAAACTCTGAGAACCAGTTGTTTCTTCCACGAGGTGTAGATATGAAAAGTGCTTTTGAATT